AAAGAAGAAAATTTATATAAAATACAAATGGATAAACTTGATGAAATAACAGTTTATCTAAAAGATCTTAATTTAGATGAATCAGAAGATTTTAAAAAATCTATGCAAATCATGGGTAAACTTTCTAAAATATGGACAGATTTAGAAGTTATAAAAAATAGACTAATAGAAGTCCAAAATAAAACTAACATTAAAGGTGGAGCTAGAGAGTCCATGAGAGAAAAAAGAAAATAAGATGTTTATAAAATTAATATTATTAAAGTTCTTTAGTGAAGGAGAATTTTTTCTAGGATTATCTGCTGGTAAAGAATCATTAATTGGTTATCCTGTAGATGAATTTACAGGAGAAGATATTGAAGGTGATTCAGCTAAATTAGGTGAATTTTTTAGTATAAGTATTGGATTATTTTTTATAATTATAAATATAGGATTACATGTTAGATTCCAAGATGACGTTGAAGAACACAAGTTCTAAAAAATTAGAAATATGTTTTCCTAAGTTTAATGTAGGGGAAGTAGTATATTATGCAATACCTAAGAATTCAGATCCTGGTATAGTAATTAATACTATATATTTTACATCAGAAGAAAGGTGGAAATACAAAGTGGCATTTGCTTTAGATTTAGAACCACAAATATATACAGAACAAGAGTTAAGTAAAACAAAAGTATTAGTTTGAGTCAACAAAAAATAGTTAGATTATTTCCTGAGATATATGACATTAAACCATTTATAAATAGGAATTATCCAGTACTACACCCAGATAGTACTGCTTACTCTGACTATTGGCAAAAAGAAGAAATAAAATGTATTCAGGGTTTTTGGGGAAAAGACTCTAAGGGTGAGTTAGGGGGGTTCAGGTTTATGCCTGCTCCCCTTTACTTTTATGTAAACTATTGTGTAATATATGATGAAGATGAGAAAGGTAAAACTACAGGTGTAATTAATCCTTCTCTTAGAGATGTTGAATGGATCATATATTATGGATATTTAGCAGCTCAAGGATTCTCTGGATTCAAAGATGATCCTAATTATACATCACATCTTATTATTAAGAAGCTTCATTCAGGAGTTCCTCTTAGTCCTAAAGATGAAGTAATTCTTTCTAAATTAGAAAATGTTTTAAAACCTGATGGTACATATAAAGAATATGTAGAAGCTAAAGAGTATCTATATAGGACTTTTGAAAAACCATTAGGTATTCCATTATATGATAATGAAGCTAAAAACTTCTTTCTTCTTTCTTCACGTTCAATAGGAAAAAGTGTTAGTATTGCTGGTATTATAAATCATACATATACATTCTTTGGTAAAAAGTTTTATGATGATACTTATTTAGTAGATCCAGCAGGTGCTGAAATTGTAGTAGGTGCTGCACAAACTTCTAAATCTTCTGAACTTCTCAAGAAATTCAATCAGATGCAGGAGTACTTAAAAACAGGTCCTGGATCTTGGGGAAAAGGAGATGAATTTATATCAGGTTATTTTTATAATAACTCAATGGGTTCTTTGAAACCTAATAATTCAGATTCTCCTTATAGACATGAATATAAGGCTAAAGAAGGTGGTGTATGGATAGACAAAGGTACTAAGACTAAGATTACACACGTTGCTTGGGGAGATAATGCAGAAGCTGCAGCAGGTACTAGACCTCAATTAATGGTATTAGAAGAATGTGGTTTAGCTGATTCTTTATTAAAAATACATGCTTCTTCTGCACCTTGTATGGTAAGAAGAAATAAATTTGGGGTATTTTTCATGTTAGGTACTTCAGGTAACATGGATAAAATTACTGATTCTAAGATTATATTTGAAGATCCAGAAAGTTATGACTTTATAACTTATCCAGATTTATGGGAAAATAGAATTAAACCTATAGGATTGTTTATTCCTGCCTATTATAGAGATAATAGTTTTAAGGATGAAAATGGTAATACTGATATAGAAGCAGCATATACTCAAGAGTTATTAGATAGGAAGAAGAAAGAACAATCAACTAACTCAATGGCTTTAGATGGTCATATGATGAACTTTCCTCTAGTTCCTTCTGAAATGTTTTTAAGTGCTACAGCTAATACATTTCCTACAGCTAAATTAAGAGCTAGAGAAGCTGAAATAGAAACTAAGAATTTATTTAATACTTATGCTTCTATAGGTGATTTACAATGGGATACAACAGATAGAAAAACTGTTAAATGGATAGAAGATCTTTCTTCTAAAAGACATCAGAGACCTATATTAACTCTTAATTTGGATCAATATAAAATGGGATTAAATTCATGTATAGTAATATATGAACATCCTCCTGATAATATACCAAATCCTACATATAGAAAATCTCTATATAAAGTAGTTTATGACCCAGTTAAAGATGATAATGGAGGTTCTTCATTAGCATCTATTTTAGTATATAAAGGTTTTGCAGATTCTTCTTGGAATGCTGGATTACAAAATACTATAGTAGCAGAATATATAGGTAGATATGATAAAGTAGATGATATACATGATATATGTTTAAAAATAGCTCATTATTTTAATGCACTCATATTAGTAGAAAATAATATTCCAGGGTTCATTAATTATTGTAAAATGAATAATTATGTTCATAAACTTCAACTTTCTCCTTATGATGCTATTTCTAAATCAGGAATGCAAACTTTTACTAGAAAGTATGATTATGGTGTAACTATGAGTAAAGGATTATCTTTACATTGTGAACAATTAGGAAGACAATGGTTATTAGAAAATTGGAAAAAAGATAATAATGAAAATATGTTACTTACTATAGATACTATTTACTCATTAAGATTAATAAGAGAACTTATAGCATATGATAGAAATGGTAATTATGATCATGTATCTGCTCTTAAACTTCTAATGTTATGGCTTTCTCAAGAAAGAGATGTTGAAATAAAAGAAGATACAAAAGAAAATGATCCTTATATAGATTTAAATAAATTTTATAAACAAGTAGTATATAATTCCCCTTCAAATAAAAACCCTTGGTATAATTAAACCCTCAACACTATGGCTAACTTTTATGACAATAATTACAATTCTGGTTTATTTAATAATCAATCAGATATTTTTAATCAAAGAAAATCTTGGAAAGAAAAGAAAAGAAATGATTTTAAATGGGCAGAAGATTGTGCATATTATATAAATAATTCTTATTCTCCTTTAGCAGATACTAAAAGGAAAAATAGAATACAAATGAATTATGATCTATATAATGGTCAAGGTGAGACTGCTATGAGATCCTTTGGAGAACAAACTGGATTTGAAGAATTAATAGATGAAGGTTTTACTGCAGGTTATGAAAATATACAACATCACCCTATTATAGATCAAATAGCAAAAGCATTAGTTGGTGAACAACAATTAAGACCTTTTACACCTATAGCTGTAGACAGTAGTGAGTATTCTTTAAATGCTAGAAAATTAAAAAGACTTCAACTTTTACAAGAAAGAATTCAACAAACTATAATATCACCATTACAAGAACAAATAACTCAACAATACTTAATAGATAATAAAATTGAAGATCCATATAAACTAGCTCCTGAACAACAACAAAAAATGCAACAGGATATAGATTCTATGGTACAAAGTAAGAGTCCTGATGAAATAGAAAACTTTATGAGAAAGGAGTATAAATCTCCTTCTGAAACTCAAGCTCAAAAATTAATGGATTTTTTATCTGATTATTTAGATATTAAACATCTTACAGATGAAGGATTTAAAAATTATATTATATCAGGTGAACAAGTATATAGAGTAGGTATTAGACATAACTTTCCATTTATAGAATTAGTAAACCCTTTAGGATTTTATCATATAGCAAGACCTAATGCAATGTTTATTGAAGAAGGTGTTGCTGCTAAATATGAACAATATGTTACTTATAATGACATTTATAATTGGCATGGAGATGAAATAGGAAGAAATAAAACTCTTAAAGAAAAATTAGATAACTATTCTAGAGATCAATCTGGATTACCTTCTCAAAGAATTGTAGATGATCTTACATATAGAGATCCAAAATATTTACAAGAAATGCCAGGAATGATGACTAAAGAAGGTCAAGAGGCAATGAGAAAATTATTTGGAGCTAGTAATACATATAAACAAGGTGGAGATATTAAATATACACATGTAGTTTGGAAATCACTTAGAAAGCTTAAATATATTACTAGATTAGATCCTCAAGGAAAGAAGACTTATTTTTGGATAGATGAATCATATGAGTTTAATCCTTTAAATGGAGATATAAAAGAAGAAGAAGCATGGATACCTGAAGTTTGGGAAACTACTATTGTAGGAGAGGGTATAGATGCTATCTATTTAAATAAACAACCTTTACCTTTTCAATATAAATCTATAGATAATCCTTGGGATTGTAAATTACCATATGTAGGAATACAATATTCTAAATTAATGGGTAATACTACTAATATAGCTCCTATGGATCCAGGTAAGCCTTGGCAATATAAGTTTAATGTACAAATGGCAAAGCTTCATGAAATGGAAGCTAGTGATTTAGGTAAAGTATTTCTTACTTCTTTTCATGCTAAACCTAAAGGATGGTCATGGCAGAAGTATATAATGATGGCCAAACATGGTAAAATTATTCCTATAGATCTCCAACAAGAAGGAGTAACACCTGCAGATGCTCAAGTGTTTAAAGCATTAGATCTTTCTACTATTCAAGATATGGCAGGTAAAATGCAATATTTAGAATTTTTAAGAAATCAAGTTGCACTAGCAATGAGTTACAATCCTTCTAGGTTAGGTATGCAAGCTAATTCTGTATCTGTTACTAATAATCAACAGAATATAATGCAGTCTTCATATCAGACATATGATATATTTAACTCACATAATAAAGTTATAGAAAATCTTCTTAATGTACTTATTAATACAGCAAGAGTAGCATTTAAAGAAAATATACCTATTAAGAATTATGTTCTTAGTGATATGTCAATTGCAGAATTAGATCTTGATTGGGAAATGCTAGATAGATCTGAGTTAGCAATTAAGATGAAAAATTCAGCACAAGATCTTGAAAATATTCTTGAAATTAAAAGATTAATGCAACCTATGGTACAAAATGGTCTTATATCTTTTCCAGAACTTATAAGAATGCAATTTAGTAAATCAGGTGCTGATCTAATGAATATAGCTGAAAATGCTGAAGATAGAATGCAAAAACAAGCACAACAAAATAGACAACAAGAACAAGAACAAATGCAACAACAAGCTGAGTTGCAACAACAAATGATAAAGATGCAACAAGATTTTGAGTTATATAAACAAGCTCAAGAACATCAGAATAATTTACAAGTTGCTGAAATTGAAGCTATGAAGTATGCTAATCAAATGGATATGGATCATAATCAGCAAAATGATAATTATGACATTGCAATGTTAGAAATGGAAGTTAAAATGAAAGAACTTGAACTCAAAGAGTTAGAACTTCAACTTAAATATTCTCTTTCTGAAAAAGAATTAAATAATAAATTATCTAGCCAAGATAAAGATATTAATACTAAAAAAGAAGAAAATAGAAATAAAATACAATTAGAACATAAA